TGAAGATTATTATGAGAGAGATAATGAAGTGTTGGGTACATTAGATGGTATTATTGATACTGCAGAAAATGAATTTAAAGCAGCAGATACATTTTTATCTGGTAAAAACTTTAAAGTTAAGAAACCTATGGTCAGAGAATCTTTAGACGACGAAGCAGTTGAGATGGAAGAGACAAAAGATCTTGGCGAAAGATTAGAAAATTTACCAGATGACATTGACCCAGATGCTTTAGCCAGTGGTGGTCGTGTTGGTTTTGCGGCAGGAACAGCAAAAGGTATATTAAAACTTATGCGATTAAAATTTGGAGATGACGCTGTAAAAATGGCTGATGAGATTGATCGTCCAGAGTCAGCATTAAATAGAGATATGTTTGGAGAGTTTAATGAAAGAATGTCTAGAAAAACTTTAGATGTAGAAAAAACTCCACCAGGATTTAAACTAAGCAAAGAAAGATTGTTAAAAAATTTTCCAGAGATAGATGAAGAGTTTGCAGATAAAATTATGTCTCTTGATAGAGATTTACAATTAAGAGTGATTGCAATGCTTAAAGATCGAAGAAAAAATCCTGAAGCTTACGATAAATTATTAATGGAAATAGGAGACACTTTAGATTTTCAAGGTGAGTTTGATAGGTCAGTTCGAAGAAGCAAAAATGCAGACGGCGGGCTAAATTATTTAATGGGGTTATAACATGGCCTCAGAACTTCTTAAAAACAGAGCACTTATACAAAAATTAAAAGAGCCAGAGGTTCCAAGAGTTAATTTTGATTTAGCATCAACTGGCTTTGAAGAACTGTTCACACTACCAGAACCCAAGCCACAAGAACTTTTAAATATTCAAGAAGACGTTAGAATACAAAGACAACAAGATACTATGGACAAAGCTCGTCCTTTCTTGATGGATGAGTCTGTAGATTTTATTGAGAGAGAAGAGTTTGCCGATGGACCAAAGACGGCAGCAAAAAAATCATTACTTAAATTTTTAAATCCAGATTATTTAAAAGCTAAAGGCCCTGAAAGGTCTGCTTTATTAGCAAAACAAAGAGATCGTTTAGGTAGACTAAAAAAAGGAACGAGTGCTGTTTTAAAAGATGTTGATCAAACAGAAAATTTTTTAAAAAAATTCTATGAGTATAGTGATAAATTTTTTGGTGGTAATCGAAGTCGTGCTTTAACTTCCCTTATTCCAAACTATGATCCTGCAAATAGATCAATACTTAAAAATATGAGGTTAAGGGTAGGATTACCAGCAGATGAAGGTTCGCTTGCACAAAGAACAAAAATTAAAGGACTTAAAGAAGGATTAACCTTTTCTGAGTTTAGAACAAAAATAGCTAAAGAACCTGATTTTTTAAAAAAGGTAACTAAGGGAGCTAATGTTAATAAATTTTACAACACAAGAGATTTATTTAATCTTCTTGGTATTACCACAGAGAGAGGAAACCCAAAAGCTATTGAGTATTTTACAGGTGAATTAAAAAGAGCTGGAATAGAAAGTAGACCAAACCCTGCTGGTGGTCAAGGTAAACAATATAAATTAAAAAACGTAATAAATTTTTTTAAAGAAAAACCTAAAACAATGTTAGGAAAAACATCACGAGAACGTACTTTTGAAAGACTTAAAGGATTAAGAGAATTAGATAAAGGTTTAGTAGATTTTAACAGGGAAGTTATAAAAAATGTACGAGAGACTGCAATAGCGGAAGATGTTTATATACCTAAAGATACCTTAGGTGCATCTGCTGGTGATCATATAGGACACCCAGTGTCTGTACAGGTTACAAATAAACCAGAGTTTAAGAATCTATTAAAAGATTCAAACGTAAATAAAATGAACAGCTTAGTTTTTCAAGATGCCGTGGTTAATATGGAATCTTTAAATAAAAAAACAGGTTACGATACAAAATTTAATACTTACTTTAAACAGTTAAATAAGTTTCTTAATAAACCTATAACAGAAAAAGATCGAGCAGAGCTTATTAAAATTAAAAATGATATGGATAATCATTATATGAAAGCAGTTAATACAGTAAGTGAACTAGCTGAAAAAAATGAATTTTTTAAAGGGCAACAAAAAAGAATTCCAAAAGTTACTATTAATATCCCTGAAGTTGGATCTAAATTTAAATCCTCTGATTTATTTGCAGATATGTCTACAGTGGATTCGGAGTACAGGTATGGTAAAGTTCAAGACATAAACCCTGACGCAAAATTTTTTAAAGACTTATCTGATGACCAAAAACAAATTTTTAAACAAAATATTTATAATCAATACAGCGATAATCTTAACTCTTTTTATAAGGCAGCTAAACTTCCAGTGGAAGATGTAGAAGAGTTTAGTCAATTTATAGAAGCAGGTGGAGTTAAAGAAACAGTGGGTAAAAAAGAATTAATACCCACGGCTGAAGATAGTAAGAACATAGCAAAACAATTAGCAAGCTTTGGATTCAAGTGCTCTGCTGCAGAAGGTGGTGCATGTGATAACCCAATGAATTATCTTGACGATATTAAAAAACAACAAGCTATTGCAAAAGGCTCAGGCAACGCTGCTGCAAACGCAGCAAAAAAACTTAGCGCAGGCAAAACAATTTTAAGAGAATTTATTGGTCCAGCAGCATTAACTTTTGAATTAGCTGCAGCTGTACCATTAGGTTATTTAAGCTATAAAGCAGGACTACCACCTTCAAGAATAGCAAATCAATTAACTTATGGAGCTTTTGGAGATACGGAGACAGCTCGACTTAAAAAAGTAGCAGTTAAAGAAGGTATAGATACAAGAGATATTCAAAAAGGTTTAGACTTTGAAAAAGCTTCTGGAGCAATGCAAACACTAGCTATGCAAGAACAAGATTTTAGAGGACCAGATGATGAAATGCTTTTCCCTCAACAATATGAAAAAGGAGAAGAAGATTTTTATAAAGCAGTAGGGGCGTTCAGAGATGAAGAAGGTAATATTAGTAAAGATGTTTTTCAAACTATCTCTGATCAATTAAAAAAAGTAAGAGGCATTATATCTGAGGAGGACGCCGCTCGAGCAGCTGAGAGAGAAGCAAAAACAGACTTAAGAGGTATTGGTGATTATCTTACAGAGGGTGTAATACCAGAGGAAGAACAAATTATTCTTCCTGTGTTTGATTTCCAAGAGCCATCTACAAGAATGGATTTTAGTGAAGGTGGACCAAATGATCCAAGCAGAAGAACGTTCTTAAAATTTTTGGCAGGCATTGCATCATTACCTTTTGTTGGTAAATTTTTTAAAGCAGCAAAAGCACCTAAAGTTGTTAAGCTAGCTAACACAAGCACAACAATGCCAGAATGGTTTCCAGCTTTTGTAGAAAAAGCTTTTGAAAGAGGAGTAGTTAAAAAAATTGACGCCGATATTCAAACCGCAGAGTTATCCGAATTACCTGGAATAACAATAACTAAACACGACGATGGCAGAGTTTTTGTACAAGGTGAAAATGCATACGGAAAAAATTATGAGGTTGAATATGAACCACCAGGGTATGTGGTGATAGATGAAGAAACAGGTAAAGCTGTAAGGAAAAAAGGTGAGTTTATAGCTCAAGAAGAAGTGCCTGTTAATGTAGATCCTGATGGTAATGCTGATTTTGACGTAGAGGTTCTTGATGATTTAGATCAAATATTAGGTCCAGACACAAGAGTTATGGAAGAATTTGCAACAGGTAAAAAAGTTAAAGATATGAAAAGTGGTGAGTTTTCTGTAGGTAAAGCCGAGGCTGATGCGGATGTTGCTAGAGACTTGGATGATTTTTATGAAGACTAAGTTAACAACCACAATACCCCCTAAATCAGGCCCTCAGTCTGAGGGCTTGCTTATTAATTACAATACTGTTAAACCTGTAAAATTGGAGAAAATAAATGGCAGACGTAGACAAGTCTCTACCAAACGTAGAGCAAGAAATAAAAGTTCCATCACCTGAAGAAATTGAAGTTGCTCAAGAGGAAGAGCAAAAACAAGTTGATGAACGAGGGGATCCTGTAGAAATTACAGAGAATGAAGATGGTTCTGTAGATATTAATTATGATCCGTCAATAGCGTCTGTTGAAGGAGATATAAATCACTACGATAATTTAGCAGAACATTTACCTGAAGATATTCTTGGAAGACTTGGAACCACACTTTACCAAAACTATCAAGACTACAAAAATTCTAGGAAAGATTGGGAAAGAGGTTACAGAGAAGGTTTAGATTTATTAGGATTTAAATATGACAATAGAACAGAACCTTTTCAAGGTGCATCAGGTGCAACTCACCCTGTTCTTGCAGAGGCAGTCACGCAGTTTCAAGCGTTAGCTTATAAAGAATTATTACCTGCCGAGGGTCCGGTTAGAACTCAAATTTTAGGTATACCCACTCCAGAAAAAGAACAACAGTCACAAAGAGTAAAAGATTTCATGAACTATCAAATCATGGATAAGATGAAAGACTACGAACCAGATTTTGATTCGTTATTATTTCATTTACCGTTAGCAGGCTCAGCTTTTAAAAAAGTCTATTATGACGAAGCAGCTACAATGGCCTGCTCTAAATTTGTACCCGCAGATGATTTGATTGTTCCGTATACAGCTACCTCATTAGATGATGCGGAATCTATCATTCATCGCGTACAAATATCTGAGAACGAATTAAGAAAACAACAAGTGGCAGGTTTTTATAGAGATGTAGAATTAAAACCAGGACCAGTTAATGAAACTGAAATAGAAAAAAAAGAACGTGAGCTTCAAGGTGAAACAAAAGGCAGAGACGAAGATGTATTTAATTTATTAGAATGCCACGTTAACCTTGACCTTGAAGGGTTTGAAGATATGGGACAAGATGGAGAACCAACAGGAATTAAACTTCCTTATGTTGTAACTCTTGAAGAAAACTCTAGAGAAGTTTTATCAATTAAAAGAAACTATGAAATAGGTGATCCATTAAGAAAAAAAATAGATTACTTTGTACATTTTAAATTTTTACCAGGACTTGGCTTTTACGGTTTTGGTTTAATACATATGATAGGAGGACTATCAAGAACAGCTACTGCTGCATTACGACAACTATTAGACGCGGGAACTTTATCAAACTTACCTGCAGGATTTAAACAAAGAGGAATTAGAATTAGAGATGACGCTCAAAGCATTCAACCAGGAGAATTTAGAGATGTGGATGCACCAGGAGGAAACATCAGAGATTCATTCATGATGTTACCATTTAAAGAGCCGTCACAAACTCTCTTACAACTTATGGGCGTCGTAGTATCTGCAGGTCAAAGATTCGCTTCAATAGCAGACCTGCAAGTAGGTGAGGGTAATCAACAAGCGGCAGTGGGTACGACAGTAGCCTTGTTGGAAAGAGGCAGCAGAACAATGTCTGCCATACACAAAAGAATTTATGCAGCGTTAAAACAAGAGTTCAAATTAATGGCAAGAGTTTTCAAGTTATATCTACCTCAAGAATATCCTTATGATGTTGTTGGTGGTCAAAGAATGATTAAGCAAACAGACTTTGATGACAGAGTAGATATATTGCCGGTTGCAGATCCAAACATATTTTCTCAGACTCAGCGTATTTCCCTCGCACAGTCAGAACTGCAACTGGCAACATCTAACCCACAAATACATAATTTGTATGAGGCGTACAGAAATATGTATGAGGCATTAGGTGTAAAAGAGATTGATAAAATTTTAAAAAGACCCCCTATTCCCGCACCAAAGGACCCAGCATTAGAGCATATCGATGCTCTTGCTGGGCGTCCGTTCCAAGCATTTCCAGGTCAAGATCATAGAGCGCATATAACTTCGCACTTAAATTTCATGGCGACTAATATGGCTAGAAATAATCCTATGGTGATGGCAGCTCTTGAGAAAAATTGTTTTGAACATATTTCGTTAATGGCTCAAGAACAAGTTGAAGTAGAATTTAGAGGAGAAATGCAGCAACTTATGGCTATTAGACAAAATCCTCAAGCTGCAATGAATCCACAAATACAAATGCAAATAAAAATGACAGCTGAAAAGATAGAAGCAAGAAAAGCACAACTTATTGCTGACATGATGGGTGAATTTATGATGGAAGAGAAGAAAATTACATCTCAATTTGATAATGATCCTATTGCAAAATTAAGAGCAAGAGAATTAGACCTTCAAGCACAAGAAAATGCTAGAAAAAAACAAGAAGGTGAAGAAAGATTAAATCTTGATAGAATGAGAGCGATGATGAATCAAGAAAATCAAGACGAAAAATTAGAACAAAACGAAGAATTAGCAAAATTAAGAGCTAATACTTCGATTGAAAAGACAATATTATCAAAAACACTACCAAGTGCTAAAGATATGGGCGCTGGAAGTGTGATAATAGCGAGAGATGATGACAAAAAAAACTAAAAAAGAGAAAAAAGTAGCAAAAGTTATGAGAGAGTACAAAAAAGGCGAGCTTTCTATTGGAAAATCTGATAAAAAAGTTAAAAATAGAAAACAAGCTATAGCAATTGCTTTGAGAGAAGCAGGAATAAAAAAGAAAAGGAGCTAAAATGGCAGAAGAAAACAAAAAAAGCCTGAACCATGAGATGTTTACGAACAAAGATGGTTATGTTGAAGGTGGAAAAGAGATTGAAACAACAAATCCATCAGAAACACAAGAAGCAGAGGTTCAAGGTCAAGGAAATATCTTAGGCGAGAAGAAAAGAAAAGCTAAGTGGTACTAATTTATGGCGTGGTTTAGTTTAGCAAAGATTGCAATGCAAGCTGGCGCTAAGATTTACTCTAATCGCCAAAAAACTAAGATGGCTATGTCTGATGCACAATTAATGCACGCAGAAAAAATGGCCAGAGGAGAAGAAGCTTATCAGGGCAAGCTTCTTGAAGCTAGACAATCGGACTGGAAAGACGAATTTGTATTGATTATTTTATCGGCTCCGATTATAGTGTTGGCTTGGGCAGTTCTATCGGACGACCCAACTGCGATGGAAAAGGTGAAATTATTCTTTGAATATTTTTCTACTCTTCCGAGCTGGTTCACGAATTTATGGATCCTTGTCGTGGCGAGCATTTTTGGTATAAAGGGTACACAAATATTTAGGAATGGAGGAAAAAAATAATGGCAAACAGACTATTTAACAAACAAGTTTCACCTAAAGGATACATGAAAGGTGGACGTGTTAAAAAAATGGGTGGCGGAATGATGATGAAAAAGCGACCTATGATGAAAGGTGGCAAACTTGCAATGGTTAAAGTGAAAGGAAAAAAAGATAAAGTTCCTTTCTTTGCAGCTGACGGAAAAGGTGCAAAAGACCTTGGCAAAGCAGATAGAATGATGGCAAAAAAAGGTTCTATTCCACCACAACTTAGAAAATTTGTTATGGCTAAAAAGAAAAAAGCCAAAATGAAAAATAAGAAAAAAGTGATTGGGTAATGGCAGGTAAAGGTTTATACGCAAATATCCACGCTAAAAGAAAACGTGGAGGTAAGATGCGAAAGAAAGGTGCAAAGGGTGCACCAAAAGCGTCTGACTTTAAAAGAGCAAAACAAACAGCGAAGGCTTAATTATGACTAAACTTTGTCCAAGAGGTAAAAGAGCAGCAAAAGCTAAATTTAAGGTATACCCTAGCGCCTATGCTAATGCCTACGCATCTAAAATTTGTGCAGGTAAAATAAAAGATCCATCTGGTGTAAAAAGAAAAGATTTTAAAGGTCGTAAACCATCTGCTATGGGCGGAAGAATTAAATATGCTGGTGGTGGTTTAACAGAAGCCACTGAAAGATTAAGAAGACAAGGTTTAAAACGAGGTGGTGGTGTCTGCGTTAGAGGATTGAATAGAGACGCAGTCGGTAAAAATTCATAATGATATGGCAAAAAATGGTCTTGATAAATGGTTCAAACAAAAATGGGTAGATATTGGGAGCAAGCGAAAGGATGGTTCTTTCGCAAAGTGTGGCCGTTCAAAGCAGAAGAAGGACGCGAAGAGGAAGTATCCAAAATGCGTGCCTCTAGCGAAAGCGAGACGAATGTCGGAGGGACAGAGAAGATCTGCCGTTGCCAGGAAACGGGCAGCTGCCAATGTGGGACCTAAACCTACAAACGTAAAAACATTTGCAAGAAAGAAAGCAGCTACTGGTGGTATGCAAAAATACATGGGTAGAAGTATTAGAGGTGAATATGGTGGTGTTAATTTATCAAATCCTTCTTATGTAAAATACTACAAAGGTATGCTGGACTAATGAGAAACGATTATCAAGTTAGAGAAAAACTAGCAAAAGGCACTATGCCAGCTAGAAATAAAAAGAACTTCAGGCCTACAAAGGCCGGAGCAGGCATGACTCGAGCCGGTGTCAAAGCCTACAGAAGATTAAATCCCGGTTCAAAACTAAAAACAGCCGTGACTGGAAAAGTGAAGCCAGGATCAAAAGCTGCTAAACGCAGAAAATCATTCTGTGCAAGATCACTAGGACAAATGAAAAAATTCCCTAAAGCAGCTAAAGATCCAAACTCACGTCTACGTCAGGCTAGAAGGAGATGGAAATGTTAAAGAAAAAAAGAACTATCAAAAAGGTAGTAAAAGCTTTAAAGAAAGCATCTAAAGCACATGCTGGTCAAGCTAAAATGCTAAAGGGAGTTATCAATGGCAAGAAGAGATCCTAAAGAAGGTACAGGTAAAAAACCAAAAGGCTCTGGGAGGAGACTATACACAGATGAGAATCCTAGAGACACTGTTAGAATTAAGTTTGCGACCCCTACAGATGCTCGTAAAACTGTTTCAAAAGTTAAAAACATTAACAAACCGTTCGCAAGAAAAATACAAATTCTTACGGTTGGTGAACAGAGAGCCAAAGTTATGGGTAAGGCAAAGGTGGCTAGCATATTTAAAAAAGGAAAAGAAGCAA